TTCAAGGAGTGTTGTATAGTTCCGATATATGAAAAAACTTGCAATTTTGAGCCTAATGGCTTTGATGGTGGTGCCGGTTAGCGCGGATGCGGCTTCTTTTTGGGCAGAAGCCAAAAGAGACGCGGATGGAAATATTGTTTGTATGTACGGGTACAAAGGCGATGACATCGACCAAGGACCAGTAAGTTGTAACGACAAACGAATTGGCAACGGCGAGCGCGCAGTTAAGTTGCTACTTGACCAAGAAGAATCTATTAAAGATACGTCTCCCGTATTAGTTGATACTGATCTAGGCGCTATTAAAGATCCAGTTAGCAAAGACCAAAATGAAGCCATTGAGAAACTCCGACAAGAACTGATTGTCATAATCATGGATTTACTGCGACAGATTGAAGATTTAAAAAAGCAAAACATAATTTAGCCAGTAGCTACCACAAACGCAAAATCTATATCAATAGCCGATCCGCTTTGCGACACATCAATGCGGAAGGTGTTGTTTCCTACAGCTTGCAAAGCAAGCGTATAAGCTGGTGTACCCGTTTGCATCGAAACAGCGGCCACTGAGTAATTTGTGTGACCTAGGTTATGTGTGATCGTGTATACACCAGTGAAAGTTTTAGCCGAACTCCAACCACTTGGTAAATAAATCGCTGTGCCGTCATCAGCTACACGACCACCAAAAGCACCACCAGCGCCTCCTCCACCCGCACCAATATTTAAAACACCACCGTTATTCCATACCCGACCGCTGGCTTGAGCAGTCGTAGGTAGTCCAAAAAAAGTAAAACCGTTTTCACTTAAGTACAGGTCGAAAATAGCGTCATTCAATGGGTCGTCATTTTTATTAGTCATATAGGACAGGCGTACTTGTCCACCTTCCCCAGCCCCTACAAGCCAGTTGACAGTACCCTCGCGTGAGGAACTCTCTGTACCTCTGTCCATAACATATAATCCACTCCTATCGGTCTCATCTCCTTCGTTACGAGAAACTCTAGCTCTTATTACGCCATTTACGTAGCCGAGGCTATCTCCTATATCAGTATCGTGGTCGGCTTCTAACTGAATGTAGTTTGTATTTCTAAATCGACCATCTCCTTGACGACCAACGGTAATACCATTTAGACTGCTGTTTTTTGCACGTCTACGAAAAAACATTTCAAACATGCTTTGAAACGGCAATAGACCAGTAGACACATACTCATCTCTATTAACTGGACGTCCTGGTCTATTCCTAATCAAAAAGCTGTTACTAAACCCCACCTCAACTACTCCGCGCAATATACGTGCCAATGTATCAAAAGCACCACCCTTGCGCCTATCTCCGCGCTCGGTTTCTTCCTCAAACCCCTCTTCTAACTCAGCGACTTTAAAGTCGCTGGGGATAGTTTCGTCTTGTGGTTGTATTTTTTCAGTTGCCATATTTATCGTTTACCTACTGCTCCGGTGTCGTAAAGCAAGTCCTCCATCACCGGAGCATTGTTACCAGATACGCCGAACGACACTCGCAACTGCGGGTTAGCTACCTTCGGTACTCCCGGCTCCTTAGCCTTCACCAGCAACCTTTCAGTATCGGTGAGCATGGTGTAGTCAGTGAAATCATTGTCGTACGCTCGTTTATGACCGATAGTGATGGACGTGTTAGCCGGTAGCAAAAAGTAAGTCGCCATTGCTTCGGTAATAGTCTTGGCCTGGTGGCGGCTCTGGAAGTCGGATAAGGCACGAGTTTCTAAATAAGCAGACTCGTATTTGGCAGTCCAATCCAACCGCACGACACCCACATCCGCACCTGTTTTATAGGTCGCATATAAGTCATTGCCGTCAATCAGAATCGCCCCTATTTCCAAGGCAGAGAAAGCACTCACCGGATAGTCTAGTGATAGAGCTTTTGGATAGCGTGAACTGTACGCTCCAAAACCATAGATACCTTGGAGAACTGGATTGCCACTATTGTTAGACACTCCAAAGATAGGTACGCCCCGGAAGAAGCCAGTAGCGTTGGGATTCACCTTAATCGAGTTCGTGCTGGTTATGCCCGGAATGTTCAGGAAGTCCACTAGCTTGGCTCCGTTGTAGAAGAATATCTCTCCCCGGCCACCCACTACCGCATAGACATCATTATCATCATTTATAAAAGCGGTGACGCCCTCTTTTTCGTATACAGTATCTTGAGCACTCCAGCTTTCAGAGAGACCGTCCCAGCGAAGAATACGCCCGAAACCAATTGCTTTCGTGCCAACAAGAATATCGGTGTCAAAATGGGCTAGTGATCTAATCACTTCATTGTCTGGCAGATTGAAGAAAGTTTGTTGTAGAAACTCACCGTTATTGGCAACCTGTGCCATTACTTTTCCATCACCGATGTATAGCTGAATGTTTTGTTCCAACATCGGATGAAAATCCGCTGCGTTTTTGAATTTGCCCACCGGCTGTACCCTAGTATTCCAGCTAGCAACGTCAGCAAGTGCGATGTTAAACAGACGAGTTTTGGTAGAGAAATAAACATATGAATAGGTATTTTCCTCATCTTGAGTCCCGGCCGAATTACTACCAATCGGTTTTTTGGATGTAAAGTACTCCTTAGCATCAAGAGCTATCGGGCTTTCGATGGCTGTGGGTAGTTCAAATCTTAAAGTCTGTCCGTCTCCGAACGAGAAGTAGATATACTCCTCACTATTTCCAAAATCCATTGACCACACCTCATCTAAATCAAATGACTTGAGTCCGGATAGGACTTTGTTAGCAAAAGTAGCGGTAGAAATGTCATAAGGTGTAGAAAGAGTGTATTGAGCGATTCCATGTCCGTAAGTGTTAGAGCTGGTAATCGGCATGTACAAAATCGTGCCCGCGGCATTAAGCATAAAGTCGTCGGACACAGACATTTCTGATGGGGTAAATGACTTGCTATCGTAAGAAGCGGTCGATACGTTCCACGCCGTTGACAGCGTATACTGAAAAATAGATCCTGGGTTTGCTCCTCTCTTAACCCACATCTTAGTTCCGGTAGAGTTAAATACGATGCCCCATACTTGACCAGAACCCTCTGATATAGCATAAGAAATTGTCGCATAACTAGCTGTAGTGATGTCGTAAGCAGTAGAGCAAGTGTACTGATAGATAGTGGAAGCACCCGCAATATAAAGTTTTGTACCGGAATCTCCCCAAGTAAAACCGAAACCGTCGCCACCTGTTTGTGTAGTAGGGTTAAATTCTCCGTTCTCTTCAGCTAGACTAATGTCCCATTGATCCAACTCGCTAGGATCGATAGTATATTGCCTTAACCGGTTATTAACACCATTACGCCAAAAGAAGCGGCCACCTGAAGGGCGAGATCGAAAAGTGCCTTGTGGAACTACAGCCGAGTGGTTAAGTTTTTTGTCTGTATAAGTAGCGGCGTCAATATCACCCTTAGAGATACTATGAGTGTAGACTAACGTATAAGTACCACTAACCTCCCTCCAAATCTTCCCACTCTCACTAGAGAAATGAAGTCGAGAGCCATCTGAAAGCTGTAACGATGTCTTGCATAACTCATCAATGGTAGAGCCTGAATGTTTACCCATCTTCTGGTGAACAGTGATTTTCCCGGGTTCCGATCTATGATCCACGGCTACAGAACGAAACACGCTCCCTCGAGTACCACGAAAGAGCGTGTCTGATAGTCCATTAAATCCTTGTCCAAAGATACTTTTCATTACATAGGTGGGTTAAGGTCGGAACCTATAGAATCAATTTGCAATCCTTGCGCTCGATCACTCATCTCTAGGCTAATCTCCGGCTGTTCGTCCAAGCGTTCAGAGTAAGCAGTAGCCAGCGCGCCAAGAAGTCCGGTACCTTGAATGTTTCCAATTGGCTCTTGTCCGAGACGCTCGCGCACCTTTTTAGCCTGTTCTTCAGGACCGTTAATGTCTAAGTAATCTAGCGCTGGACCAAATACGAGAATATCCTCAAAAGTCTGCTCAAAACCTATCTCCTTAGTAGTGTCAGCCGGTAGAAAATTGTAAGCTCCTGTCTGATATTGCACCTCAATACCATTGGTAACTCCATAGTTAGGTTTACCGGCAAGGTACAAGTTGCCTCCCAATAGGTAGTAGAAACGTACATCAGTAGTAGCCAATTCAGCATCACTAATATTGGCTCGGTTTTTATGCTCAATAGTTCGCCAAGTCACACCATTCTGTTCAAGAATACGTACTCGCGCAATCTTCAACCAAGAAGCATTGAGAGCATACTTAGAGACATTTTGCAGAAGATTAATAGTGTCTATCAATTCTTCACCAGTAAGGTTTTTGTCTGCATACTTCCACCACCCATCTGATCGTTTAATGATTGTGTCAGCACGCTTAGCCCAAGAATTTAGCGATTGAGTGTAGTCCGGGTCAAAGGGGTACAACCCAGCAGTAGTACGGGCCCACCGGAGACTACTGTGGTAGAGACTGTCGTATGTGTTTGTATTATCACGTAGTTTCATATATCTTTTTGACCATCTTCGGTCTTGTTACCCCCTGTATTTTTTAAAAAATGTTCCATCTGGTCTCTAACCTTTCCTAATATCCAAGCAATAGCATCGAACTCTCTTACATCTCGTTTTACGTGAATAGCATGGATATTACCTAAAATAGAGTAGGCCTCGGCTAATATAAGGACTGAAAGAACTCCTTGAGCAACCAGTGTTAAATCTAATCCTGCTCCACGTCCTGCCCATGCTATGACTAATGGAACGGATATGATTAGACCTTTGGAGATTACGCCGGCTGTCAATTGCAAGCTAGTAAAGCTACTACCTCCTCTAATTCGAATAGTTCTGACTACGCCGGTAAATGTGTCTAACACAATCAGTACTGCAAAGATTGCAAATGCCTCACTCGATAGACCTACGGTACCAATGATAAATGCCAAAAAGTAGGTTAGATTTTTAATTATTACTGGTGTGTGTACTATTTCACCCATAGTCTAATTAGAAATCTTTACCTTTACACTCAAGCAACTTCATTGTAGTAGTTCCAGCAGAAGCAATCGCAGTTACAGCGTTAATTGTATTAAGTTCAGTAGTTGGTCCGAAGCGAAACTCTGGTAACCCTAAAGTACTAGTAGCTACTATCTGATGTCCTCTATTGGCTACCGCCGGTCCAGTAAACGATACTGAAATAGTGTTAGTAGCATTTACGGGTTGTTGAAGCATAGCCCACTGTCTAGTGGTGTCCCTTGAAACAATAGAAGAAGACGTAGCATTTCCAATAGTGACAAGGCTTTCACTGATAGTACAGTTACCGTAGGAAGGATTGCTACTACCAACACTGATCTCTTCTGGATTTTGTGTAAATCCCCAAGCTAGTCCGACAATAAACGCACTAAGAGTCATTACTGCGATTAAAGTTAGTTTTTGAGTATTCATAATATGTTGTAAAATAAGGACTTTTTAATGCTTCTGCCCTTATCTTCGCACCCGTAAAGGTGCGAAGTAAGAGAACAAACTATTGCTCGCAAGTACTTGGTTTGGTCGAAGTGGCTGCAACAGTACCAGCTGTAGAAGAAGCTGTAAGGTACATAGTTGTACCGTTACTGCCAGGGAAGCTGATACAGCCTTCCCTATCTACTATTGTTTGTCGCTCATCTCCAATGGAGATACCTCGCCAAAAAGTCTTGTGAACGTTCTCGCTAAATTGGCCTCCTACCGAAGCAGTACTACCAATATTGAACATAGCAATCCCACCTAACACTAAAGCGATAAGTGCTATTACCATTGCTACTTTAGAAGTATTCATAGGTGAGTGTATTAGTTAGATTGCTAGTAATTTGTCGCGTCAGCGAAGCACTCTACAGTCATCAACTTGCCATCCTCAAATGTTTTTGAGTTGTGCATAGTGACTCCTGATAGACGAGTGAAGTGAGCTTCACCAGTCATAGGCTTCGGGCGTGACATCTCAAGACTTTCGTCTAGCTGTAGACCAAGGTCGGTAGCACCAACAGCGGTAAAGAAGAACTTTTTGTACAAAGCGCTCCAACCGTTAGAACCGGAAGTAAGGGAGTCAGTTACTCCAATATCACCGAATCCTGAGAACACCATCGAGGCGGCAGTAGTAGCAGTAATGCGACGGTTGCCCTTCAAGTAATGCTCCTGAGTAATGGTCATTGCTACATAGTCAGTACCGGCAGTTCCAGTACCAGCAAATAGAGCAACTAGGTTAGCTCGAGTTGCAGCAGCATCGTTACCAATGTGTACAGTAAGCTGTCCAGCTACATGATCTCCAACATCATCAAGGAAGTTGATTCTAAAACCAGCGATGGTGATGTAGTCAAGGTTGGTAGGATTAACAGACAATCCAAGAGTTCCACTCCACGGCAAGTTGTTGCTCTTTACAAGCAAGTAGTCGTAGAAGTAACGGGCTGGAAAGCCATTGATCATGGTCTGATCTCCAAGAGTAGTCTCGCGATCAGCTACAGCCTTTTCGATCGCGCGGTATTCGCGTGGACCGATAACAAGCACACGCATCAAGTCGTGTACGTCAGCCACGTCAACAAGAGCCGCGCCATCTTCACAGATGTCGTGGATATTCGCACCAGAGAAATCTAGTGGTGAAGCAGCAGAACCAAGAGAATGGAATCCACTCATAGCAGATACCCAACGCTTCTCGATACTGTCCTTCATACGATTACCAAGCATGTCTCCATAATGCTCTTCGAGTTTGTAGTTCTTGAGCTGGGCTTTCTCGGTATCGTCGATGTTGATATGGATAGACTCAGCGTGTGATGAACGTGAGACTTCCAAGTTTTCATCCTCTGAACTAACGTTCTGCTGTGCAGCAGTAGCAGTTAGAGGAGTATAGGACTGCATAAAAGCATTACCAAGGATTGCTCGGTGAAACTTCTTGCCGCCCTCTACCTTCAAAGCATCACCCGGCTCGCGGTTAGCGAGGGACAATGCCATGTTCTTGTCAAAGAACTTTCGTTGGGCGC